TCGAACGATGGATCGCGAATTCCGTCGCGCAGTGCGTCGAAAATTGAGCTATAGCGCGCTTGAATGTTTCCGTCGCTGTACTTGAATTCCAGAATAAAATCTCCAGTCCCCCCTACATTGACCATGACGACAATTCCGTCCTGATAGCCGCGTGGAGTATCGCAGGAGCGAATAACCTTCTGCCCAACCTTGAGTGAATGGATCTGGTTCATGTTAGTTACCCTCCTGCTCGCATGAACGCCGACGAGCGCCATCCGAATTTGGACTCCGCTGATACGTGGTTCTCAGCGCCTCAGTGTTAGTCACGTTGCTAGCTGCGGTTTTTGCAGCGGCTATTCCTGCTCGCATGGCATGCCATTTCATGTCTCGCAAGCCCTTCAGATTGATGGAGATTCCGTCAGTCCATGCAGTCAAACCGAGAATACTCACGTCACACATTGAATAGATTTGCCCGCTATGGATACGCTCCAGCACTGCATATTGTAAATCAGTCATGCGACATATCCTTCAGCTAGACATACCGGGCAAACGTAACACCCAATTGAAATATCGGCAATCCCTGAAAATACTTGAGGGATTGCCCATACATATGGCCTCACCGAACGCACGTTCGATGCCGCTCCAGACTAGGGGAGTGACGCACGCACGCAAGTAGCGCGCTACAGCCGATATACCATCCCCCAGCTAGGGGATCTTTCAAGCCTATATGACTGCAAACCGACGCATATTGGAACAATCTTACAGACCTATGACCAATCTGTCCAGATACCGTCCAAATATGGTAAGAACTTACACGACGGGAAATTGGAGCTACCCTACCGGAAAATGCTCGCATGCCCGCTATGGGCCTTACAGTGGCCCTACAGGGGATATCGGCATTCTATCGTGGGGCACGCTCGCGAGCGTCGGCGTCGGCAGGCTTGAGGAAGGTAGTTGCGTCGGCAATCATGTCGTTGAGTCGGCAATAGTTGCGCTCGCATGCTCCCACACTGCCCGCACTAACTTTCATTTCAATCCAGCCTAAACCATAAGTTAGACACGTCTAAATCTCACTGCCTTGAGGAAAACCAGAGGGAATCTTGAATGGGAATCTCCGCCAGTAGTTGCGCGCGCAAGGGGATAGTAGCGCAAGGTACACAGACATTTTTGCTGGTAATCAACACCTTTTCTCGCCGCAGCCAAGACCAGTTACTACTGTTGGTCGGAGACAGGAACGCTCTTGATATTGCGTGTGAGGCTTGCGTGATCTGTACGTGCAAACCCATTCAACGGTAGTAACCAATCTCTTTCTTGACTTGCGAAAGGATTGCCCTAGCTCTTTCATGGCAATTCCAATGCCTCTGAGTAGTAGCTGGTTTCTTCCCGCTCAAATAGTTTTTTTGTATTCGTGCAGCGTATCCATATAGCAGGTTCTCTTGATTGTGGACATAGCTTCGCCTCCCCTTATACACGCATTACGTGTATTCAGTACGATGTGGGGCTATCACCATGACGTGTATAGGCAGATCGAATTGGTACAGAGGTATCGCGCGAAGGGGAAGAAAGCTACTTGCTGATAACCCGCGAGGGGACTCTACGCAGTTCCGTGTGCGCCAGCATCTTCAGTTCCTTCCCATAGGAACCGGCTCAAGCGTTCGATTGCTGAATACAGTTCACTTGTCGCCGTATTCTCGACCGGGCATCTACAGGGTCTTCACTCTATCCGCCTTATTTACTATCTAGTGAATAATCACTGTGATAGTGAATCTATCGGCCTAAATGTCTGTTCCCCAGACGTATCCGTTATTGCTTGATGTTTGAGAGTGTTAGCCCATACGATGCGGGTGTTAGACGCGCTACCAAACGTGTGTCAACGCTGGCGCTTCCCGTCACTCCTACGCCACCCTTGATGCGGGATGTAGCGCGGCCATAGGCACCCTTTTTACCGGGGATGGCGCTCGCAGAGCATCTACCAGTGGAAAAGTACTACCCGTCCACTTCGCCTTGGTCGTATCCCCAAGGTCTGACCGTTGGAAGCTTTCGCCTGAGCCAACGTATGTTCTAATAGCTTATCAAGAAACCTGCTATGCTTGCGCGATCAACTGATGACTTCTAGTTCACAATCAATGCGAAACGTGAACTACTGGAGTGCATTCAGGAAGTGTGTATAGTATTGCAAAGAGCGGTCTACAGGCGTTGCAAATAGCTGATCCGGGGGGATTATCTTGCTAGGTTTTTTTGTAGGTGATGACAACGGTTCGTATAAGCGAAACCACCTTCCGCGTCAGACGATGCGCAGGGTAGATGACGACCATTCATTGAAGCGTATGCAGTTCGAGGCTGCGTACTATGGATTGGATCGTGACCATAAGTACAACATGCGGCAGAAGCTGTATGACTGGTGGGGCTGGAACAAGTATTTCTCTTGGCGTGACTTGCCAATAGACTGCACGCCGCTCATGTCACTCTATGTAGCTGAAATCAATCGCATCGCCAATCAGCTCACTGGCCAACCTTCTCGCTGCGTGAGTATCCTGATTCGCGCAGATCAGGAGGATATCGTGCCGGTGCGGGTAGAGCAGGCCGGGGCGATGCTGGCGATTATGAATACTTGGCCTCGCGACAAGTACGCAACGTATCGCGAGACTATGAATCACTATCTGCTCACTAGGCCAGACTTCTTCATGGCTGGATCTGCGTTCAATCTCACTGAGGTTGGAGCTGCGAACTTCGCCATGAAGATGGTATCTGCGGGAATGATTCCGGGATTCACCGGATTCTTCAACGTGCTTGAGGGGCGCAAGGATGCAGCTCGACCGAAGGTACGCCCGGAGCTGGAGCGCAATCTGCTGGAAGGATTGACTTTTGAATCGGCTTGATATCAATGCACAAATAGATTTCTGGTATCAGTACATGCACGCGCATGATCGGGAGCGGCTAGGGCCATGCAGGGCGCACTACTGGAGCCGCGAGGGGCAGGAGCACTGCCGTTCACTGCTGGATAAGGTATCTGAGCACTTTGGGTACACGCATCTGGGAGCTGCGATAGCTGACGCATACCCAGAAGCTGAAAGCGATCTGAACCTAGCGTGGCGCATGTCTGGTTTCTCGGTTGTACTCGCGTGCGCGTATGAGGGGGAGTGCCCGGAGCTGGTGCAGATGGTCTGCGACCTGATATCTGGGGATGGATGGCGCGAACGGCTGACCACGCTGCAGGACGTGACGCATGCCGCTATTCGCTCGTTTGGAGGGGCCGAAAGTGGCGCAGCTCCAGCCGAATAACTATCGCGAGCGGCTAGTACTTGCATTGCGCGACATGGAGCGGTACGCTTCCGTGCCAAGGACGCCAGTGTCGCTGATTCGGCAGGTGCTGGTAGGGGTGCAACCGAAGCTGTATTGCAGGGAGTGGCAATTACGGCATGCGGTGCAAGATGTACGGGAGGATGGGGAAAAATGGCTGTGGCTTCGCTAGAAATGCAGCTCTACGCGGCGCGTCTAGAGTCTGCGAATGCTGACCAGAGGACGCGCAATGGGGAGCTTTCCGATGCGCTCAGGAAGCTTGACCCGGATGTCTGGGAGAGCGTTACCAAGCTGGAAGTGCTGGGCGGGACGTATCGCTCCAATCGCATCGAGAAGGTGGCCTCTCGGGCCGCTCTCTGGAGCCTTGGGGCCATTTCGGATGATGACTTGCGCGCTAGCGTGCAGGATCTGATTGACTACCTGCCAGAGTGGCATCGCCAGCAGGTGGATGCTCAGAAAAAGGCTGCTAGGGCGGTCAAGACTCGGGAGGCGAATCAGGATGGCCAGTGATTACGAAATGGCAGGGGCGCTGCTCAACGAGCAGGAGCGGCAATTTGAAAAGGTGATTGCTGTATTTATAAGGAACATCCAATTCCTGCGCGACACCTGCGACAAGCTATTCGACTCGCATACAAAGCAGTGTGTAGACCGTGAGTATTGTCGAACCTGCATCGTAATGGGAGAAGCATTCCCAGATGAATACGGTATCGACAATGACTGATACCTCACTTGGAAAGAAGCTAGTAGCTGAATACCTTCAAAGCTTCAAAAAAGGTGACGAAGTTTGGGTCAAAGGAACCGTGCATACACTATTCAAGAATGGTGTAGTGCGAGTAGCCTTCGAGAATAGCGATCCCACTAGCCCGTCCGTCAATCCAGATCACAAATGGCATAGATATGCGCGCGGAGGAAGTCTGAAGTTCGCCGCCGTGAAGCGAGATTTGATTTGGTGGAGGCCGCAGAAATGAATGATTTCGATGATTGGCAAGTAGAAGAGGCCGCAAAATTGCGTTGCCCTAATTGCGGAAGCGAAGGAGTTTTCCGCCACAAATCATCGCGAGAAATGATCTATTTCACGTGTGGCGCGTATTCGTCCAAGAAAATGTGGGATCTATATGGTGCGGAATCACTGAAGGACACGAACGCATCATGCGACTACATATACGCCCTGAAAAAAGCCAAGTGGATGATTGAGCAGAATCATTGGCGATCTGTCGATTACAAGGGTCAACTTGTTGGCGGTGGAGGTCATGGAAACATCAAGGATACATACCAAGCGATCTGCGATGTACTGCCATGACTAACATAGACGAACAGCGCATCGCCAAGGAATTCCACGAAACCTATGAGCGGCTAGCTCCAGAGCATGGCTACTTGACTCGCAGCGCTAGCAATGTGCCTTGGTCTGCGGTTCCAGCCAATAACAAGTCGCTCATGCGTGCCGTGGTTCGCAACCTGATTGATCGGAAGGTGATATCGACATGACTGATTACATGGGGTTTGGCGACCTGCCGGAAGCAGGTGTCGAACAGGACGGCCGCGCTAACTGCGGTCTGGTGATGACTTGTGGATTTCCCAATCTCGATGATTGTGCCGCTCACTGGGACGATCCCCGCGCCATTCCTGCCATTGACCATGCCGTGCGGCCCGATGATTGCGTCGGAGCATGCGGTCACGACTCGCGGTGCTATGCGTACCAGAACGGCGCGAAGGCCGAGCGGGCACGCATCATGGCTATCATCGAACCATTGATCGCATCGCACAAGAAGTTCGAGCACAGCAGCTATCGACAGGGGAAGATGGACGCGCTGACCGACCTACTCCCGGCCCTAGGAGGCGACCATGACTGAAGATGAATGGAAGCTTACGGAAAAGCTCATGGCTTCATACCACGCCATGATGATTCTTCGCGAAGCGGTGCATACAGCGGTATCTGCATTCACCGAACCAGCGCATGCCCACAATAAAGAAGTTGCGAACATTAGGAGATATCTAGAGCTGTCGCTTGAGCTTTCAGATGCTTCGGTGAATCATGTCTGAGAAGTGCGAATGGATATGCCCTAATTGTGGCAAGAAGGCCATGCTGCAAGATCCATGTCCTATCAATTACGCATATCGTAGGATGGCTGGATCTTGGACCTGCAGCAACTGTGCTGGAATACAAGTTCTAGAACGATATTACCCCGAACCAGATTGTGAGGATTGATGATACTTGTCGGAGATTGCCGGGATCAGCTCAAGACCCTTGACGATGACAGCATCGACAGCATTGTTACCGATCCTCCTTATGAACTTGGATTCATGGGAAAGGCGTGGGACTCAACCGGAATTGCCAACGATGTAGATATGTGGAGGGAATGTTTGCGCGTGCTCAAGCCCGGTGGGCACCTACTATCATTTGGCGGGACGCGCACTTACCATCGCATGACTTGCGCCGTCGAAGATGCCGGTTTTGAGATTCGCGACTGCCTGCAATGGCTATATGGAAGCGGATTCCCCAAGTCGCATAACGTAGCGCTTGGCATCGACAAGCTGAATGGAGCGCCAAATCGTGGCAGGGCAATCCCGACTGCCAGCAAGTATCAGGCATCTGATATTGAAGAAAAGCACAAGCTAACCTCCAATCCAGTTCCAGCGTATGAGTCGGTAAGTGAGGATTCACTACCTTGGAAGGGATGGGGGACTGCACTCAAGCCAGCAAATGAGCCAATCGTTCTCGCTCGCAAGCCATTGATTGGAACAGTTGCAAGGAACGTGATTGAGCATGGCACTGGCGCACTAAATATCGACGCTACGCGCATTCCACATGCAAGCGATTCAGACTTTCAGAAGCATGCGGATTCAGTTGCCGCGACAAAGGCCAAGGGTGGAGTTCGGGATGGATCTTGGAAGAATAGTAGTGATCTTTCTGGCGCGAATGACGTTCCAAAGTCTGGGCGATGGCCTGCCAACGTATTGCTTGACGAATATGCCGGGGAGCAGCTTGACGAACAATCTGGAAATCTCACAAGTGGAAAGTCTGATGGATTCATTGGAGAACACGAAGCAGAAGTATTCGGCAAGTATGCCAACAACCTTATTGATCCCTCCACTATCTACGGAGATAGTGGAGGGGCTTCACGATTCTTCTACTGCAGCAAGGCATCTAAGCGGGAAAAGGGTGCTGATTGCACGCATCCAACCGTCAAGCCTGTAGACCTTATGCGCTATCTCATTCGTCTGGTAACTCCAGTTGGTGGTACGGTACTAGATCCATTCGCTGGAAGCGGCTCAACTGGAATCGCAGCTCGCGAAGAAGGAATGCAGTTCATCGGAATAGAGCTGAGTGAGGAATACGCAGAACTAGCAGAATCCAGAATATCTGGATGGAAGTATGACAATCAAATCACCCTTGGAGAAGCATGAATCTCATAGCCGAATTCCCAGACGCAACCTTCTGGCATGGAAATAGCCTTGATCTTGGTGAAGATTACGCGCCATTCAGTGACCGAACGCTAGTAGTGTCAGATCCCCCCGCAGCTCTGGCCACGCGGTTCTGGCTGGCAATGCTTGGCGCAGACAACTTTCTGATCTTCGCAGGACTACTTGGAAGCGCTCGCATCATCGCAGAGAAGGTGCTGGCATGTGACCATTTCGTGCTGCATGAAACGGACAAACACGCCTGCAATGGAAACCCGGCTACCCTGCATACCATGCGCGAATACGGTAGTCTCAGGCCGCAGCACGTCATTACTCGCACGGCGATTCCAACGTCTATCACTCTCGCCAAGGATCTACGCATCCACGACGAAGATTGCCGTGATTGCTTGCTGCCAGAATTCATATTCTCGGCGATATTGCAGTACATCGACAGCAAGAGCTACGATACGATCTACGATCCATTCATGGGGGATGGCTCTACAGCTATCGCTGCGCATCTGCTGGGGAAGAAGTTCATGGGGATGGACAATGATCTTGGTAGGGTGAAACAAGCCGCTGAGAAGTATCGGTCATTCACTGAGAAGTGATAAGAGAAGTGCTAATGGTGATAGTCAAAATAAGATGAAACTGGGGATACAGTGAACATCAACGGGAGTAGCAGGTACGAAATGGTGGGAAGTCTGACGACGAAGCAGTTCAATCTGCTCGATATCTTCGCAAACGATGGCCCGATGGAGCTTGACGAGATTGATAAGCGGGTGTTTCCAAAGTCGAAGAAGGATAGCTCTCGCAGGATGCTCACTCGCTGGTGCAAGGCGGGGATCATTGCCATTGTCGGCAAGACGGAGCCGGTGCCCAAGACAGAGCGCAGCAATGGCGACGTTGGGAACCGCTGCGTCGGTAGCCTGAAGTTCAATAGCTTCAACATCTACGGGATCACCGAATATGGACTGCAGGCATACGATGAAGCGCTCGCGGGGATGAAATGATGAAGGTGACTGGATCTAGACGCATGCGCAATGCAAGTCTCTTCCGCTGCGAAGGTTGCGGGGAAACGCACCTGCAGCTACATGAGGACGACGTGCCAGAGCCAACGCATTGCTTCAAGCTTGAGGGAGGGCAGCATGAATGGAAGTTCGCAGAATATCAGCTTCACGGCGAGGGGCCAATCAGCCCGGCAAGTCCTAGCCGCTAATACGATTGACGATCTACGCGAAGATGCATCGCTGCTAGCGAAGCAGATGCACGCTCTTTCCTTGCGTATTCATAGGCTTGCGAGGATCGGCGAGGTCATGGCCGCGCTCTTCCTAGTTACCCTGCTCTTGTTCTTTGTGCTGCATCCGTTCATAGTCCTATCAATAGCCGGGATATTGCTGGTTATCAGGGCTGAATTGCGGCGAAAATGCGATTCGCTACGCGAAGAGCATGAAGCGCTAGCCTCATTGTGCATCAAGAAGCTGGAAGGTGCAGACAATATGCAGATATGGCTTGACGCGGTGATACGCAGCAACTAGACTGGTGATCCGGTGGAATGCGGCCAGAGTCTGACGTGGTTGCCGCATGATCCGTGACTAGGTTCACGCTTAGTTGGCAAAATGGTCCTTCGACGGGAGGGCCATTTTGTGCATCATCGCTCACAATCAGCAACATATTGCATCTAAACAGATGTAACGAGCAGTATCTTGCTCATTACGACATTGCCACTCAAGTTTCTCGCGCGCGTGCCGATACCTACCAGTAACGGGTAGCAATGGGGATCGGGGTAGGTATCGTGAGTGTCAAGCTTGTGGCCATGATGGCTGTATTGGTAGTTAGCGTGTCTCTTTTGACACCTGCTATATCCGCAGCAGATCCAGTTGCTGGAGAGCGATTATGCTTCCACTACTCTGATGGCACTGAAGATCATTGCGGGGAATTCCCAGATGGAAGGTACTTCTATGTTGAGTACGGCGCTCATGTTCCCGCTGGAACACTATATGGAATCTCCCCGACAGTAAGGACTTACTTATTTGAGAATGGATCGAAGTTGAGCATGTACGTCGAAATAAATAGTCTTCTCGGTCCTATCCATGTTGAGAATGGATCAGTGTGGAAATGGTCGCATATTGAGAATGGTGGCGGAAAGTCTCGGAATAAGAATCCTTCTACTGGAAGATTCTGTGGAACTTACGATCTTTCTGGCCAGAGCATGGTATGGGCGCATGATTGCAGGGATGCAATGAATAGCATTGGAGACATTATCCTCCTAGCCAAGCAGGGACGCATCGCCGAAGCTCCATTCCCATGCAACTACCACGTTAGCAATCAGGTTATCGCCTGCAAGGCGCAGCACGGCTGCATGTACGCCATTGGTGCTAGTCGTCGCCCACTTGCTGATATCAAGTTCACTGGAAAGACATATACCTCTAAGCGCAGCCTTCCCTGCACGCGCATTTCATTTTCCTGACGGAAGTGCTATGATGTCGGAATGATCGACCAGCCAACAGGCATATTTGAATCCCCAAGTGGAACATTTCACTATCGCTGCGCGTGTGGACGCAATGAAATGGGCTATTCCGAGGAATGGATTGCTAGGGGAGCGCTTGCAGAGCACGTAGAAGACTGCGATGCATATATCACGTCCATTGGCAAGTCGCTTTCCGAAGAGCTAATAGAGCATGGATATACGCCAGAGGATGGCGACGATAAGATGTTCAGCACTGAGCACGCGCTAGTTGCTAGGCCACGTGATATCAATGTTGACCTAACGCTTGTCGTCAATCAACTATCTCAAGAGAACCAGAATCTCCGCAATGAGGTTATCGCACTCAAGCGCTGCCTACGAATGATACTTCGCGAAGCAGAGTCTGCTCAAGTTCTACTCTGATGGTTCATATATTCTCTTGATAGAATAGGGGTATGCCTCTATTCCCACGCAATGCACGCCGCGAGCCAACTAATGGGATGACCGCCAGCGCGGTCAGGCTGGATACCTCACAGTATCTGAGCAAAGACAACTACGCGGTGAGGATCAAGGACTGGCAGGCGCGCACGCTGCGCTTCTCTAATATGATCCCGGAAGTCTCCAGCGCTGGAAAGTTCGTGGAGAACGCTATCGGCAGGGTGACGTGGGAACCTGTCATCTGGCGCGATCAGGACTTCTACGCAGTAGAAGATCCCCTCGCAGACGATCTAGTTGATTCCCTGCGCACGCTCGATGCTGGGCGTCTGGCGCGCATGCTCTTCACTGTAGGCGAAGCATATGTAGTAGTTACTCCATATGAGGCAATCAAGGGAAAGCCTGCGTACAACTACTGGAATCCGATTGGATCTGAATACTACTGGCGCAGCGTTTCCATCTGCGAGCTTGACGTTGTTGATGGTAACTATGTAATCAATGAGAGCGCGAATACCCGCAACGCAGGGCAGAAGCTCCTTGATGGTCAGGAAATCTATCGAATCTGGACGCCAGATCAAGAGTATGGTCAAAGCGCATGGTCATCCCACCTTGCGATGCTGGATATCCTCGAAGCGATGGTACTGCACACGATTGCAGACAAGATTTTCGCTCTGTCGGTTGTAGCCAACGCTGGCATCCTCTACATTCCGAACGATGACTTCCTGCCAGAGCCGTTCGATAACACTGGCCCGCCGCTTCCCGGAACAGTGCGCGCCTTTGACGAGGAAATGAACGAGGCTATGCGCCTCGCGCTGTCAAATAACTCTGGCACTGAATCTATCTCTCCGCTCAAGATGTATGGGGCCGCAGCTAATGCGAATGGCCTCAAGCACCTACTGCTGGATCGTGAGGACAACGCAGATGCCTATGCAGCTCGCATGGCGGCATATCGACTCCGCTATGCGACTGGCGTTGACCTACCCGCAGAAGTCGTTACGGGAATCGCAGACTCGAATCACTGGTCCTCATGGAAGGTAGACCAGAATACGTGGACTTACCACCTTGCGCCGATGGCATTCCAGATTGCAGACGCAATCTCAGAGGCATGGCTGATTCCCAAGCTTGTGCAGGCGAAAGTTGCAGATGCGCAGCTCTATGCAATCAATCCAAATGGCAGGAACGTAGTATCGAAGCCTGATAACACGCCTACTATCCTGCGCCTGTATGAGCTGGGAGCTATCACTGCTCAGGCCACGCTTGAGGGTCTGGATATGCCCGTCGATTGGGCCACGGATGAATTCAATCCAGCTCAAGATCCCGGTAGTGGGCCAGAGTACGTGCAGCCAAAGGCAGATACAACTGAGCCGCCTACCCGCACTACTGGAGACACGCCGCCAGCCGTCAAGGCTGCTTCCGCAGCTCCAGAATGGTTCAACGAGGTAGCGCGCATCGAAGGCGCTCTGTATGAGCAAGTGCTTTCAGAAATGCGTAGAGCCGCAACGAAGGCTGTAACGCTTGCTGGCGTTACGCTTGATGGCGTCAAGACCGCAGATGCCACGCAAGACCAGAATGCGGGCGATGCTGCCCGCGATACCGGAATCGGCGCAATCATCCTTACGCTACTCCTACGGGGCGCTAGGGACCGAATGCATGCTAGCGGATCAACTGAAGAGCAGATCCTAGAGTACCTGCGCGTGCGAGGGGGAGCAATCGCAGACGCCGCCTCCTACTCGACATCCTACATCGCAGACCTGCTCGCTGGTAGGGCGCATCGCGAATCACTGCTCAATCCAGATGGATCTGCGGTTCCGTCAGATTACGTTCCGCCAGTAGCTTCGCTCGCAGTCATGGCAATCGCCGCTGGCGGCGCAGCCGCTGAATGGAATCCAAGCCTCTCGAAGACGGATCAGCCCGTGCAGAACTGGAATGCAGACCTTATCTGGCTGGAAATGGTTGCGCGCGCAACTGGAATGCGGCTAGGACTTGAATTCATCTGGGAGCGCGGTCATCCCACGTATCCATTCCCAGATCATGTCGTGCTGCAGGGTGAGACTTGGCGCGAGGGAGAAGTGAATCCTACGCTGCCATGGTTCCCCGGCGACCATCATGGCTGCCAGTGCCGCATCATTGCACGGCCTCATATTCCTGTCTAGTAACCTCAATCACTTCTCGCAGCTTTCCAGCTTTCCTAGCTAGATCAATTGAATGTTGCGTTCCGCGACTCTTGTTGAACTGAAATGCAATAAGTTCATCGCAGTAATCAACTATCTCCGTATTTCGTCTATATCCAGCAGATTTTCCAAATCTATCCCAATCTGGAAGGAATATCTTTTCACTCATTTCGTGATACCTAGCCCAATTGCTGGCAATCGTATCAACGCCACGCGCGCCTCCACTGACTATTTCAACAGTAATTCGCATCCTTGCGAGAATTTCGCCAACCATCCATAGATATGGAAAATCCCTACTTCCGACTACCGCAAGCTTCATGCTAATCACATGCCTTACAGCACCACGGCAGTGAAATGTTGTCTATCAGCTCATATGCATCCCATATCGCTCTGGATATCGGCTCATTCACGTCTTCCAAATGAGTAGCTGCGTTTTCTAGATTGTTTAGCGCTGTAGAAATGCATTCCATCGCGGCATGGATGAAATCAGCTCTAGAAGCCTCTCTAGGCTCCTGCGCGTCATATTGTGATTGCGCTCTCTCAAAACTCATTGCTCTCTCCCCAGATGCTTTACCCATGGCCAATTCTCACTCATGTCTTCATATCCGTCAGGTGAGCCGCTGAAGCTCCTGCGTAGATACCAAGTGCCGCCATCCACGGATACGGACTGGCACCTACAGGTTACAAAGTCATGTCGATTCGTTGATTCAATGACCTCATTGCAGATTCCGCATTTCGCGCGGTTATGCATGATGTCTCCGCAGCTAAATGCCTTCTGCAGCTTGCGAGCCTCATTTACGGGATCTTTCTCAATCGCTTTTCGCGTGCTCTCCCATATTTCTCCGCGCGAATATCTGCGCACCAGATTAGCCGCAGCATCTTGAATCTCGTTCACTTCTGAAGAGCTTAGTTCTTTCTTGATAGAATCTTGATATGCCATTTCCTTTGAATCCTCCGCTCGAATGGTTTGAGCCGCCGAGCGATATGCCCGCTGATACGCATATCCAGATCACTGACGATGGGCGCGTATTCGGCTATGTCACGCATTGGAGTCGATGTCTGCTGGACGGCTCGCAGGAATGCTGGACGCCGCCTTCATCGCCTTCCAAGTACGCGCTTGCGCATTGTGGTGACACTGTAACGCAGGATGGCTCCACAGTCAAGACCGCCAATCTGGGCGGGGACGCAGGGCATGCGCCCGGAACCAACGGAACGACTGCTGCAACGCGCTGGTATCAGGATACATCTACGCAGCTAGCGCGCGTTCGCTACGGCGAAGACGAGAACGGAATCTGGTTCGCTGGCGCGCTCTGGCCGGATGTTTCCGATCTGGATATTGCGCACTTGCGCGCAAATGGAATCTCGGGCGACTGGCGCTGGATTTCCGATGAAGGCAATTACGACTTCATTGGAGCTTGCATGGTGCCAATTCCGGGGCTGCCCTTGTATCGCGCTGCGAGTGCTGGGGATCATCCTAATATCTTGGGGAGTACTGTTGTGTCTGAATGCTCTGATTGCGACAAGCAAGTCATCGTAACCGCGAAGACTGCAAGCGTATCCTTTACTACGATTGAGCTATCGGAAAGTATAGGCACTGCTTTTCAGGCCGTACTGCTCGTTGAGGGCACTCCTACTAGCGATGGCAGGCTCATTGAGCAGGGCGCAGCAACTTGGCGTACTCCCCCGCTGTCTCTAATGTTGCAAACTGAAACACAGGGCGGGCATGACGGAGCTGTCATTGCCGGGCGCATCGACCGAATCTGGCGCGATGGCGACAACATCATGGCGGCAGGCGTTCTCGATACTGGCCCGAATGGTCTAGAGGCTGCACGTCTTATCAAGGATGGAACGCTTACCGGAGTATCAATCGACGGCGCTGTTCTGAGTCAGGACGATCTGACCTACTCTGAAGACGATGGAATGCTTATCTTCCATCGAATCGAGATTATGGGAGCTACGGTAACTCCCTTCCCGGCCGCTCCAGACGCCAAGATCAAGGTTGCATCTGCTGGCGACGAGATTATGTCCATCCTCGCGGATATCCAGAGCAAGATCAATGTTCTGTTCTCGCGCGACGAGATTGCCGAGCTTGGAGCTTCCTTTGAATAAGAATACGGTAGCCGCAGTCATTACAGCAGTATCCGTAATTGGGGCAGTAGTACTGTTCGCTCTCAACAAGAATGAGGGTGCCACGCTAGTTCTTGGAGTGGCGGCATCTTCGGCAACATGGATTCACGGATACTCAACATACAATCCCAAGTTGCGAAAAGATAACTAGCTAATAGTTTCTCTCTATAATGTAGTAAGGTTATGAACCAAGTTCATCGTGGAGGATGACGTGCCGGAAGATCAGATTCTTGAACTGCCAGAGGATGTTGCAAGCCTTTCGCTTGCGGATTCGACTGAGTGGCTTGACAAGATTGTTGAGGCTGGCCGCCGCGTTGCGCAGGCTGCCGATAGCGCAGAGAAGCTTGAGGCGCTGCGTAAGCTCGCAGCTTCTCGCGAAGAGCTGACTGCTCGAATCGCAGAGCTTTCTGCAGAGGCAGAGGCGCTTGCTGCAGAGACTGAGACTCTTGCCGCTGCCTTCGCGACTGATGACGAGGACGAGGCTGACGCCGACGCCGACGCTGACGCCGATGATGCAGACGAGGATGCCGACGCTGACGCTGACGCTGACGCAGATGCAGATGCAGCAACTCATGCAGCTAGCCGCAAGGTTGATCTTTCCAACTTTGCAACGCATCGCCAGCCCAAGGCTAAGGCCAAGGCAGAGGCTCCAGAGCTGGATCTTGCGCGTTACTCGCGAGAATTCACTGGCCTGACTTCGCTCAAGCCGACTGGTGGCGATTCGTATGCCACTCGCATTCTCGACAAGGTTGAGCTGTTCCCCAAGGACTTCTCACACAGCTTCAGCTCCAGTGCAAGCGGGCAGGATAACCTGCGCCGGTTCATGGATCTGCAGATGGCGGCAAAGACTGCTTCTGGCGGATTCTGCGGCCCCGGCGACACGATCAAGGATGTCGTGCAGTGCGGTACTGCTGCTCGACCAGTCGAAGCGCTCTTCCAGCGCATGCCGATTGAGGGCGAATTCCGCTACATTCGTGGAGTTAGCCTTACCGACGTGCTTGCTGGCGCAACTTCTTGGTCAGAGGCAGACGATCTTGCTGTCGATCCCGGCGATTCGGCAACGTGGAAGCCTTGCGTTGACATGGCTTGCTCGCCGGACATCAATGCAGAGGTCTACGCAGTTGTGTTCTGTGGTAGCTTCGGCACCTTCCAGAACTTCAGCAATCCAGCTCTGGTGCAGGACTTCTTGCGCAAGGGTGGCATCGCTTACGCTCGCGTTGCAGAGGCCGAGCTTCTGCGGCGCATCTACCAGCAGTCAATCCAGTGGACGTATGACGCCGCTGCGGTCCTGCCTTCGCAGGGTGCTGTATCTGCTCTGGTTGATGCAGTCTGGACGACCCTTGGTGACGCGCTCTATGGCGGTCGCCTGAATCTCGCCAGCTATACGCTGATCGTTCCGCCCGGCCTGCTCGCGCTGCTGAACATCGACAATGAGCTGCGTGGATTCAAGAATCCCGACAATGCAGCTCTCGCCTTGTCTGCTCGACTTGGCGGGATCACGGTTGTCGAAGCTCTCGACGTTCGCACCGGATCGACTCTGGTTCCGCCAGTGCTCCCCGCCGCTGGCGGTCCTGCTGCGGCGCTCCCCGCGCTTCGGCAGGAATTCGATGTCTACCTCATTCCGACCGGCGACTTTGCTCTCGGGCAGGCTCCGCTTGTGGATGTTGGGGTGCAGCGTGACGCAACTCTGGTTCGCCAGAACCGCGCGCAGTACTTCGTGGAGGGCATTGAGTCGCTTGAGAAGCTTGGTTGCAACCCGTCATTCGCTATCAAGGTTGACAACTTCTGCGCCAACGGTGCTCGCGCAGGTCTGGTAACTCCCCGATCCTGCTAATAGCGGCTAGTGTTAGGGACGTATTGCTATGTAGTCGGAGGGTAGACTTTTGAGAACTCTAGGTATTAGCGGCGCTCTCAAGGCTCCTAGTGCCGGAAGCCTCGTAAAGTCTGCCCTTCGGCTGCCGAGCGATGTTGACTGGTCACATGAGTCTGGTCTTGAGTATTTGCCAGAAGCTTGCGGAACCGCAGAGCGATTCCTGTATTGCGATAATTTGCTACCGGAGAAGTCTGATCCAGTAGTTCCCGCAGTGCAGACGTTCAAGCCGTTCGTGATCTACTACCCAGAGGGATGCGGAACGCTCGCTATTCGTCCCGCTGGATGGGAAGCTCGATCAGTCAATGGACTTGCAGCTCAGGAATCTTCTGCACTTGCTCTGGAGCTGAATAGTTCCTACAACGGAGTGAATCCAGACCTTCTTTCGACCGCTGTTGATGTATCACCCGTAACTCCAAATGAGGTTCCGCAGACTATTCTTGGTCTGATCCATGCAATGGTTGCATGTGGATACTCGGGAGATATCACCTTCCATGCCCCGGCTTGGGCGCTGCCTTCATTCCTCACGAATACCGAGCTGACTCTGACAAACGGAGTCTATAAGCTTGGTCATCATACTGTCGTATTCGACGCTGGATACACGAACCAAGCTCCTACCGACGCAGATCCTTTGAATACAGTTGCATCTGATGCAGATGTATGGATCTACGCTACTACTCCAGTTGAGTACGCATTCGCTGAAGTGCGAACGTATGGAGTAGCTGAGTCAATGAAGGGCGATATGGCTCGCCAGAATACCGTCTATGTAGTTGCCGAGCGGCCTGCGATTGTGCGATTTGATTCGTGCTGCGTATTCGCCGCGCTTGCGAAGGTGTGTTAGTCATGGCTGCCGTACCGGAACCTTGCCCGCCAGAGATAACCCTGAGTGGTACAGTTACGCTTGGTGAGGTTGAGGTAACGAATGATGTTGGGAATCCTATTCCCGTCGTCTTCTCTCCAACCAGCGATCCAACGCATGCAGAAGATACTCCTGCAGCTACTGGCGACGTTGGATCTTTCCTACTCGGGGTACGCAACGATAACAATGCTGTCACCACTTCCGCAGATGGTGACTACTCGCAGATTTCCACAGACTCAACTGGCCGCGCAAAGGTCAATGTTGATACTGAGGTAGCTTCAAGCTTCCAGCATGGCGCAAATGCAGACGTTGACTCTGGAGCTGCGGAGCAGATTGTCGTCGTAACAACGCCCGCAAAGCATAGTGTTCTGGTAAGGGCTGCGAAGGCAAACACGGGAACACTCTATATTGGAAATAGTTCAGGCGTGACCGCAGCCAACGGAATGCCGCTCGATGCCAGTGAGTCGATTGAGCTTCCGATTGATAATGCAAACAAGGTCTGGGTTATCGCATCTGTCGATAATCAGGCACTAGCTTGGGTGGCAATCTGATGTCTGGAATTGGCCTTGGGCAAGGCTCAGATGATTCCATTGCAGTCTCAAACTTCCCAGTTTCTCAGGCGGTAACTGGCCCGTTTCTGACGGATGCCCAGCTTCGCGCGAGCGCTGTTCCGGTATCAGTTGCAGGAGTATCGACTGCTGCGCTGCAGACAACTGGCAACACTTCTCTCGCCAGCATCGACTCAAAGCTGACTGCTCCGCTTGCGATTACCGCTGCGACTCTTCCCCTTCCGACTGGTGCTGCCACTTCAGCTCTCCAGACGACTGGCAACACTAGCCTCGCATCTATTGATACGAAGACTCCTGCGCTTGGGCAGGCGCTTGCCGCTGCATCTGTTCCAGTAGTCCTTACAGCGGCTCAGATCATTACCCTGACCCCTCCTGCTGCGATCACGGGATTCGCAACGTCTGCATTGCAGACAACAGGCAACACTTCTCTCGCTAGTATTGACGCTGGAATTCCTGCGGCTCTTGGTCAGACTACGATGGCTGCTAGCATGCCAGTCGTATTCGCTTCCAACCAGTCTGCTCTTCCTGTAAGCGGAACGGTTGGAATCACCAACGATCCAACCAAGCTTGAGGATGCTCCTGCGGCTTCCGGTGATCGAGGCGGTTTCGTTCTTGGCGTGCGAAATGATGCTGCCGCAGTAGTAACATCTACAGATGGCGACTACTCCCAGATTTCAACTGATTCTGCTGGACGAGTTGGGATTAGTGATCTTGGCGGTAGCATTACCGTAGATGGAACCCTGAGCGTTGGAGCGCCTGTAGGTGCTTCTGCATATCGCAACCTAGATGTGAACGCTACTGGCGTGAACATCAAGGCTTCGAGTGGAGTTGTTATTGACATCATTGCAACCAATAGAGCCACCGCAGAGAGGTTCTTGAAGCTGTATAATAAGGCAACTGCTCCTACTGCTGCAGATACTCCTGTTATGACCATCCCGCTTGATGGCACTACCGGAGGCGGGCAGACGGGAGTGTCAATCGACTTGACGAGTGGAGCACTATTCGCTGCTGGAATTGGCGTTAGGGCGACAACCGGAATCGCAGATGCTGATACCGGGAATCCAGCAGTGAACAATGTAGTACTCAATATGACCTATTCTTGAGGTATTCCTTATGACACTTGACGAGTATGGAAGAGAGCCGGGAACTGACTACCAGAGTCAGTCATGGCTAGTTGATGGAGTGCTCTACACGAATAGGGAAGATGCCGTAGCCGCAATGGCGGTTCTCGATGCTGAAATCGCAGCTAGGAATGCTGCCAATGATTGAGTATTCCTTCTGGACTGAGGGTAAGGTTGATGGCGTAGAGGCGCTTGTCTTCAAGAGCGCTTACGATCAGAATACCTTTTGCAGCGTTGTGACGCTTGATTCAATCGTCGGGCAGAATCCAGAGAATGCAAAGGCTACTAGCAAGGCTGTAGTCCTGCCAGATCCAGTTGTGAAGTCAAGTCTTGTCTACAACGGAAACCGCAAGGGACGTAAGTACAAAACTGTCGTAGAGTACGACGGCGGTTTCTCAGACGTGCAGGTGCATGAAGTTGTAGGCGTTCGCAGTATCGCATATCCAGATGATCGCAAGATTGAGTCAATCAAGGTCTATGTTCTCGGTAGGAACGGATCTGAAAAGCAAGTATTTGAACTACTCAACTAGAACAGGATTTTGAAATGCCAGCAGGAGCAATTGTAACAAGCTATTCAGGATATAGGGTCGATGCAACCGAAGGTCGCGTAGAACTTATCGGAACAGGGTTCGGCGTAACTCAGGGAGCTGGGTTCGTCAATCTCATTCAGGTTTCCCCAAAAACTCCCGGAGTTGTATCAATCCTGTCTTGGACTGATACGAAGATTGTCGTTTCGACTCCTGCATACGCAACATATCGGCACTTCATTGTGAAGGGTGCTTCTGGACCCGCATTCACTGCAACGAATATCAATCCTCAGATCAGCACGTATGCTATTCCAACGATTCCAGTAATCAACAATGCTGGTAAGGCTGGGGACACTGTTTCCATCCTTGGAAGTGGACTGCTGGGAGCTGATAGCTTCGATATCGAGATTGATTCAGGAGTTGTAACGTACTACAACCCTTCAGGCCCGAACCACGCTCTGAATCCAGTCTCACTGTTCGCTGCATTCTGGTCTGATACGTTCGTGGCAATCACGAATGGTAATGCTCCATTCCCGGCTTCCAATCTCTTTTCCATCACTCCGCAGGACGTGGATGGAGTGCAGAATGGCGCTACGTGGGTAAACGCGCTTCCAGCATAAGGCATTAGCATGACTCAAGAGTGTTTTTCAGCAGGTTGCGTATCAGCAGGTCGCGTAGCATTGGTAGATGCATGCACTGGTGAGTTTTCGACCGATCCTAACACGCAGTACGTCTTTGGCGGAATCACGGCAGTTACGTGGGAGCCGCAGATTGAAGATGGGGAAACTACTACCGTCAAAGATATGTGCGGTAATATCTGCGTGCGTGATCTGCAATGCGACCAGACGGTTGGTTACAATGTTGAAATCACGCTCTGCAGGCCAGATAATGAACTTGTGTCTCTACTCACTGGCGAGCCAGCTATTCTCGATGGCTCTGGCAATACCATTGGATACTTCCAGCTTGACGATTCTAACTGCGCTCCATTCGTATCTCTTGAGCTTTTCGAGAAGCTTCCAGAATCGCAGTGTAGCGCTGGAGTGCAGTACCGGCGAATAATCTTCCCCAAGATTCGTATTACTCAAGGCACGCCAGAACGGCAAGGCCCGATTCGCCTACTCAAGCTGCAGGGCACGGCAGAGTCTGGATCTGGCGATGGATGGGCTACTGGACCGGCAGGAGACTCGCCTGTTGATTACGCAGCGCTGATGACTGCTGGGCAGAAGTTCTACATGTCTGAGGTCTACGACGACACGGCTCCAGATCCTGCATGCGGATACACCGCTTCCGCATCGGTTCCAATTATTACAGATGTATTCAGCGCAGCATGCGACACGATCAGCATTACTGGATCTGGACTTCTTGCTGGTGACGGAGTTGACATCAACTTCATTACACCTGCCGGAATCTACGGAACCATTTACAATCCAGCAGGTCCAAATGGTGGATTGAATACGGCAACTGTTACGTGGACAAATACCCTCATAACGATTGTTGATCCAGCATTCCATGATTTCACCCCAACCGCAGTATTTACGGATACCATCCTTTGGGATGTAACGTATGGAGCGCCGATTGCTACATTCAATCAGGTTGACTTCTCCGTACTATTGTGCCCCGATCCGCAGATGCTAACCTTCGATACTGCGGGAAATTGCGGAGGAACTTGGGACTTCCTTATTGGTGGATCTGATCTAGATGCGCTTGGAAAGATAACGCTAGGATTGAATACCGCAGCAGATCCATTCGGTCCACAGAATCAATCGCGTAGCTTCTTCAAGCCGGGAAGTCTCGCAGAGACTAATCTTGGTCCGAATCCGGCAGGAGTAACAGTATTTGCTTGGAATGCAACTACTATCAATATCGAGATTGACTTCTCCATCTATCCATATGACGCATCGTTCGCTCCATATGGAATCGTTGATATATTCGGATTCAATGATGCAGGCGTAACTCTAATTGCTGGTCCGGTAGACGTATTCACCGATCCATGCTTTGGAGTGCAAGCTGTATCGGTAGACTCTTCTGCTGCGAGTACTTGGAGGATGCAGGGAGAAGGATTCACTGTAGTTGACAAGCTAACTATTCAAGGAAGCTTTGCCACGCAGACATTCTACGATCCTTCCGGTCCAAATAATGGGCTGAATCCGGGAGGGGCTACGATTCTATCGTGGACTGATACATTGATTGAGATTCTTGACGCAACTTCTATGCCATCTGGATCAACTTCACAAGCTATCATTGATATGCAGGATGTATCTGCTCAACCAATCGGATTGATCTGGGATTATCCAGACTTCCTGATCCTCTAATGGTTACAGCGTATAATGTTAGAGGTAGTAAACTCACTTTGAGGGGTAGTCAGTAATGGCTCAGACTTGTTATTCAGCAGGTTGCGTTTCCGTAGGTCGCGTAGCGCTCGTTGACGAATGCACGAATGTTCCAGTCGCAGGAGCCAATAACGGCTACGCTTTCGGTGGAATCACGGCAGTAACTTGGGAGCCTCAGATTGAGGACGGGGAGACTACCACGGTCAAGGACATGTGTGGCAACATCTGCGTGCGCGACCTGCAGTGTGACCAGACTGTCGGGTACAACGTAGAGATTACCCTTTGTCGCCCCGACAATGAGCTTGTTTCTCTCGTTACTGGGGAGCCTGCCATTCTTGATGTTGGCGGCAACACGATTGGCTACTTCCAGCTTGACGATAGCAATTGCGCTCCGTTTGTCTCGCTTGAGCTTTTCGAGAAGCTTCCCGAGTCGCAGTGCTCTGCAGGTGTCTCTTACCGTCGAATCATCTTCCCGAAGATTCGTATTACGCAGATGACTCCAGAGCGGCAGGGTCCGATCCGACTTCTCAAGCTTGGTGGCACCGCAGAGTCTGGTCTTGGCCTTGGCTGGCGCGACGGTCCTTTTCAGGACTCTCCTGTTGACTATGGGACTCTGATGACGGCCGATCAGCGCTTCTTCATGTCCGAAGTCTACGACGACACTGCTCCTACCGCGCAGTGTGGCTACATTGCTGTTCCCGTTCAGGTCTAATCCCAACCTGACATAGCTCGATGATGGAGGGTCAGCCGAAAGGCTGGCCCTTTGTCTGTAAGATATAGATACCCTTGCTAGCGAGAGAGAGTCGGTCGGCAGGGGGGGTGCGACCGGCTCTCTTGATATTGGAGAATGTTGTGGGCGAGAAGACCTACCTATGCCAGCCTTGGGGTGACGTTTCTAGGCTCTGCTGCCCAGATGCAACACTCACCGACTGCGATCCCGGCACGGTAGACGTTCCAGCAACCTATAAGTACACAGATGCACAGTTTCTGGAAATGGCAAGCAATATCCTGTTTCGGATTACCTGCTACCGATTCCCCGGTATCTGCTCGACTACGATCAAGCCGTGCGTGCATTGTGTCTGCACCTGCTCTCCCTGCAACTGCGTAAATAGATACGAACCGCTTCCGATTAGCCTCACATACCCGCTAGTGGGTCTGACGAGCGTTGTAGAGGGCGGCGTGGCGCAACCGCTAACCAACTACCGGATAGACGATTATTCTCGCATAGTACGTGTAGACAACACTGCTTGGCCGCGCTGCAATAACCTCTCTGGATCGGTAGGTGATTCAGATGTCTGGGAAATCACGCTCGACTATGGGCGTAGTGTTCCGCTAGAGCTGCAGTACGCAGCAGAGACTCTAGCCTGCCAGCTCAAGAAGGCATGCGATGCGCAGGCTTCATGCGAGCTTCCAGCTCACGTCAGGAACGTCGTCAGGCAGGGAGTCAGCATTGAAGTTGATTCAGCTTACAAGTACTTTGCTCAGGGATTGACTGGAGTTCAAGAAGTAGATCAGATCCTACAGGCATACACTCCTTGCAATCAGAAGCCGATGATGGCTACGCATCCATTGCTCAGGCGTGGATTCATTGTACCGGGCACCTAGAAGTGGCGGTCACTTCTTCATACGAAGCCGCGTCTACCGTTCTTATGTTCGCGCTGGACTGCCTGCAAGCAAGGGGACGATGCGATGGCGTAAGGTCTTTCGTTTCACCGGGCATCGCAGCATATGACTGCGATCAGCTCACCGCGCGTATATTGCCTCGCAAGATCCTGAGCAAGACGCAATGCCTGACCGTATCCCAGCTTGGCGTAGAGCTGCAGCTAGTTCGTTGCTGCGTTCCAGTCGGGGATGCAGATAATCCCCCAGATCCGCTAGCCGTGGACGCTGCGGCAAGGTGTATCTACGACGATCTTGATTCCTTGTTTGAATGCATGATCTGCGAGGATGCGGCAATCTCCGCTGGAGCTGGCTCGATATCGTGCGACGGATTGACGCTAGACGGAATCGAATACGACACTGCTCCGTCTGGAACATGCTACGGCGGGCGCATTCGCGTGTACCTGCAAGTAACTACTTGCTGCTGAAATAGATAGCCACAAGTTCCGGGGAGCTTTGCGTGGGAATTCCAAATCTTCCGGGGATAGAACTTCTCGCCAATCAGATTGCGATGGAGCACGCATTCGTTACCAAGGCAGTAGCAATCGAGATTACCAAGCACGACCTGAAGACGCGCACTGGACTGTATCTAGATAGCTTCCATATCGAAGAGGTTGGACCCGCAAGCGTAGCGGTTAGCAATACTGCTCAGTATGCAACTATTCTAGAGCAGGGCCAGAAGCCGCACAAGATTAGTCCTCGCGACCCCGCAGGAGCGCTTAGGTTCATCTGGGAAAACCCACCAGTTGCGCCAAACTTCCCGCCATTCCATATCTACCGCAGCGTCAATCATCCGGGAGCGAAGGCATACCAGATTCTGAATCAGGCTATGCGGGCGGTTGTGAAGAAGTCAAGGTAATCTTGATTGCGAGAACCTGCCCAGCAAGATAGAGCAGGAACCCATTCACCCACGTAAGCGCTGGCCATGCATAGACTCCGTGCAGAACGTGCTGATATATGATCCACGCTGGCGTATATGCAAGCGCGCTAACGATTGCTAGAGCTAATACATATGTAAGAAACTTGCTCATAGATCAGTTCTCCCGTGATTTGAAGTCTTCATAGATGTGTGGATAATGGCTCTTCAGGTAGCGCATTTCTTCGTTCTGATCGTAGCTTTCCTCTACCCATGAGTCCATGGCGATGATCTTACCATAGTCTGCATCTAGGGAATCATTCAAGTTAGCTAGATTCTCTTCCGGCTCAGAGCTGCCGTCGATTCGTTCCAAGAGGTATCCTTCGATCAGCTCACAGGCGTAATCGGCTGGGAGTTCACCAATACGACTGGGGTAGAAGCGGGCTGCGAGTCTGGGGCCATCAGCTCGCCAGTGGTGGACGAGGTTGATGGCCCGTCTGTAGGGCGGGCGGTGTAATACTCAATCACGTATTCAAGGAAGTCATTGACGAAATCTACGTCTACGATCTGCGTCTTGAAGATATCGCGCAGCACGTGCCGATCAACTTCCTCAACGCACAGCTCGACAATCTCAAGCAGGTTGCCCTTGCTCACGTCGCCAGTCTGGAGTGCTGCAAGGTCATTCAGAAATGCGGCTGGCATGACTGGGATCAGTCGCAGATCCTTGCCGAAAAGGCTGATTCCTTCTGGCTTTCCCGCAGCCTCTCGGCTCGCGTAAGCCTTCTTCGTTCGCTCTTCCAGCTTGACTGACAGTGAATTGTCGAAAGCCATTCGTTTCCCCTTCTAGTGCTTTGCCTGAGAGGGAGTATACATGAAGTTATACTATACATATGAGTGAAATTGTAGGCGAAGCACGAATAGTCCTCAACGCTGATACCGAGCTGCTGATAAAGCAGATTGAGGCGCTTCCAGCCATTTCCGTCAAGGTCAAGCCAGTGCTTGACAAGAAGGGTCTAGGCAAGGAAATCAAGGAGATTGAAATATCTCCCAAGATCACCCTTTCGCCCAAGGCTAAGGCTAGCCTGAATAAGTCAATCACGAATACCATTGCGGAGGCTGGCAGGGAGAAGAAGGAATACCTGATTACCGGAGCATTGTTCAATCTGAGTAAGAAGTCTCAGAAGACAATCTTCAACTCAATCAGGAATACCATCAAAGAAGCATCGAAGATGGAAGGTGAGTTCAAGCTAACCAATACCAACTTCAATGTCAGCCAGAAGTCGAAGAACAAGCTAGCCAAGAACATCAAGCTTGCCGTCAAGGAAGCTGCCGCAATTGTCAACGCAGATCCAGTTGGATTGGTTGTCAAGGTTGATAAGGCTCCACTTGTCGTAGATGCAGAGAAGGATGCAATCGCAGCTCGCGAGCGCATGCAGCTAATCTTCCTGAAGCCAATCAAGGCATTCATCGACGCAGATATCTCGCGTGCAGTAGGCGCGTTCTCTAGGCTGGAAGTTGTCAGCAAGCGCGCATTCAAGAACATCGGCCTAGCTTGGGGATTGACGACGGTTGCCATCGTCGCAGCAACGACTGCAATTGGCGTATCTGCGGTCAAGTCATTTGGCGAACTTGAGCAATCTGCAACGAATGCAGCTTCGCTGATTGGTGGAACCGATCTGATCGGCGGAAGGACGCTATCTGAGGCTAGGAAGACGTTTGATGACGCAAAGCTGCAATTCATCGAAGGAGCGCAGGCAATCGCGAAGACGACCATCTTCAGCGCCAAGGAAGCCGCAGACGGATACTACTACCTAGCATCTGCCGGTGAATCAGCCGCTGATTCACTCGCACTACTGCCGCAGATCAGCAAGTTCGCTCAGGCTGGTCAGTTCGATCTGCAGGATGCTACGGAAGGATTGCTTGCATCATTCAATGCTCTTGGTTTGAACTATGGAGACTTTGCAACCAAGCAGAAGAACATTACCAAGCTCACTGATATCCTGACGAACGCCAACGTGCGTTCTCTGAGCACGCTACAGGATCTTACGCAAGCATTGGGCAATCGCGCAGCGGTTTCATTCACGCAGTTTGGGCAGAGCGTTGAAACTACTATCGCTACGTTGCAGCAGTTTTCCACGGTTGGAATCAAGGGACTGAAGGCTGGTCAGCAGGCAGGTATTACCGCGCGGGAGATTTTCACCAAGGGCGGCGCAAACGAGAAGGACTGGAAGAGGATGGGACTGGCGGTGTTCGATGCCGCTGGCAACTATCGCGAGTTCGGCGACATCATCGCAGACTTCAAGAGGAAGTTTGATTCCCTCAATCCACGCGATCAGGTCAAGCTCTTCAAGGCTCTCGATCTTACCGATAGGTCTACGCAGGGATTGCGTGCGCTAATCCTCGCAGAAGGAAAGACGAACCTCTCTGGGATTGTCAAGCAACTTGAGCAGTCAAAGGGACTTACCGCGCAGATTGCAGGACTTCAGCAGACAAGTCTTGCCGCAGTATTCCAGAACTTCCGCGATGCGCTCAACTCCTTCATGGTCGAAGCAGGAAAGGTTCCCGGAGCAAAGCTGGCGCAGTTCTTCTCTAGCTTCAATCAGGGAAGCAAGCTCGCCAAGATTGCCCAGTCTGCGTTCATGGGACTCGGAAACGAGCTTGGCAAGCTCACCGATGTTCTGATTGGATTCGTCAATGGACCGGGATTCATCGCTCTAGGAAAGGGAATCAAGGATCTTGCTGTAGGAACATTCAAGGGTATCGCTGGATTCGGGAAGGCGTTCTCCGAAGCATTCGGCGGAAAGAACATGTCTACCGGAGAGGCATTCGGCCTTCTCTTGACGCGCATCGGGGATGCTTCGGCAAGCGTATTCCCCAAGGTTGGGCAGGCTCTTGGTCAGCTCGCAAAGTTCATGCATGATAACGAGAAGATCATTCTCGCATCTGCCAAGGCTTGGCTTGAGCTTACGGCCGCAGTTTTCGCAATCAGGGTAATCATTCTTCCGCTGCAGCAGGTTCTGCGATTCGCGAAGCCGCTGATAGAAGCTCTTGGAGAGCGCGGCGGAATAGCTGGAATCATGGAAACGATTGGAGTTAGAAGCCTCGCTGCTGCTGGAGCAGTTGGGGCAATCGCAGTAGTCCTATTTGAAATGATAAAGAATAGCCAGTCACTTCGCGATGCGCTGAAGTCTACTGCTGGCACCCTGATAAGCATTGTTGGCGATGTATTCAATCTCATTGCAGCGCTCACCAAGCTGAGTCACAAGGGCGGCGCTATTGGTGGAATCTTCCGTGCCATGGGATGGGTAGTAGCAAAGGGAATCAAGGTTGCCACTATTCCGCTCAGGATTCTCGACGGAACCCTCAAAATAATCATCGACATCCTCAATGGACGATGGCGCAGGGCTTGGCATCGCGCAGGAAATGTAATCAAGAATGCGGCCAACGACTTCACGCTTGGAGTAGTTCCTGCATTTATCAATGGAATTCAGGCAATCAGGGGAGAGGCAGAACTTCTCACTGGTTCATTCGACAAGGCATTCAATTCGCTGAATAACCTGAAGATTGCTCCATTGCAGGGTCCACTAATCAATGGTAAGGGAGCGATCCAAGGACCGGGAATCAACGGCCGCGATCCCGGAGCGCATCGCATTATCAGCGACCGCGAGAAGATGCTATCTGGTCTTGGCGTGCTTGACGAGAAGGCAGAGAAGAAGGCTAAGTCACTTCGCGATAAGCAACAGCGCGAGCGCGAAAAGAACATGCAGGCTTCCGCAAGGGCGGCTCAATCAGCTCAAGACAAGATCAAGTCAGCTCTGAAGACTACGGTTTCCGAAATCAAGAAGAATGAACTTGGTCGCAAGAACGCGCTCAAGGATTACTTCGAGGCCGTATCGCGTGCGGTAACAAAGGCGAAGCAGGACGTATCTGACTTCGGCGATCAGATCACGCAGTCCCTGATTGGAAATCTTGATCCACTCAAGGCGCAGGGAGCGATCACCAGCAGTCTTGACGAGCTATTTGGAAAACTGCGCCAGAACATTGGAACGCTTGCTGGATCTGATACTGCACGCGCACGCGAGAACCTAGACGCTCTCTCAGGCGCTCTCAGCGCGATTGGTGACGCTGCCAAGGGAGTAGCATCAACGCAGGGTGCAGGAGCCGTAGGCGGTTTCCTGACAACGCAGATGGGCGACCTCCTGAAGCGTGCGCAGGATGCATTCGCTTCTGGTCAGATATCAGCGGAACAGCTCAAGCAGTTGCAGGATCAGGCGAATGCTTCGCTAGCCGCTGCCGGGCAAGTCAAGATTCCAGTCAAGTTCGAGGCGGTAGACGCAGACGGAAATCCAGTCACCGACCCGCGTAAGAATGGCGTGGTTGCAAGATTCGATGCATTGCACGCGCAGCTCATTGAGAAGTCGAAGAATCTGAGCGCGCAGCTCGGGCAGGCCGCAATGCCCAACGGAAAGGCTCTGGTAGTCGGATTCACTGATGGAGTGCAGGCGCAATGGACTGGCACGACCAAGCCATATCTCGCAGCTCTTGGAAGGAAGATTCCAGAGGGTCTTGGCGGAACGCTAGTTCTCACGAATCGCATGACGCCGCACGGCGAAGCGATCATGCTTGGTTTGCAGCAGGGAATGAAGACGGTATGGAATCGTGACGTTACCAAGTTCATCCACAGTGTAGCTCCATGGATTGCCCGAAACAAGGGGCCGATTACCGCAGATGCTGCGTTGCTTAGGCCGCACGGAAACGCCATCATGGGCGGTCTACTCGACGGGCTGCGAGCTGGATGGTCAGTAGTCATGTCGTTCATCAAGAGCACTGCTTCTCAGATTACTTCCCTAACCGCTTCCATCGCAGGATCTATCACTGATTCACTGAGCGGCGTTCTCGGCGGTGGAGGCGGCGGCGGCGATGGAGCATTCAAGGGTAAGTTTGCAAAGCTAATCAATGCGCAGGCAAAGAAGTTCAAGATTGATCCGCTCCTACTCGGAAGCATCATCAAGGCAGAGTCTGGATTCGATCCAAAGGCGCAATCAGGTGCCGGGGCGCAGGGTCTTGGCCAGCTCATGCCCGCAACTGCGCGCAGCCTTGGAGTAACTAATTCCTTCGATCCAGCGCAGAACGTCATGGGTACAGCCAAGTACCTGAGTCAGTTGCTCGCGCACTTCGGCGGAAATATCAAGGAATCCGTAGCCGCTTACAATGCCGGGCCAAATGCGGTTGACAAGTATGGCGGAATTCCACCATACAAAGAGACTCAGAACTATGTTACGAACGTACTCAAGTACCTGAAGCAATACCAAGCTGAAACTGGATCTGCAGATACCAATACGGCTGGATTCCCATTCCCTCTCGGAAAGACTGCCCTTCTCGCAGCTACCATGAATCTGGATGGAGCCAATCGTCTGCAAATGGGGCCAGTTGGCGCAACAGCCAAGGAATCTGGACTGAATGTATCTGCCGGAAAGTTCCACCATGACAAGTACACGACAACCGGAAATATCTCAGATCACTATAAGGGAATAGCGCTAGACGTTGCCGGGCCAAAGAAGAACATGATGGGATTCGCAGAGCTTGCCCGCAAGTGGTTCAAGCCAAAGCAACTTATCTACTCTCCACTAGGAGAGTCATTCGGCGGCGGTCCATGGACTGAAATCGGAAATGCTGGACTGAAGGCTGCGCATTACTCGCACGTACACGTCGGCGATCCAAAGACGCTGCAATTCATCCAAGAAATACTCAAGGGGAAGGTGAAGGGCGGGCGCGCGTATGGCGGAGCACATGAGAGCGGTACATATCTGGTCGGAGAGAAGGGGCCAGAGCTACGCAGCTTCGGCAACAAGGGCGAGATTATTTCTAATAGCAACTTGAATCGCATGCTCAAGCAGATGGAAAAGAATGGTAGCGGCAAGTCGGGAGTCACCATCGAGAACCTGCACGTGCATTCCAATGCTACAAACCCGCACGTGGTTGCAGCTCAGGTTGGCGCGCAGATCCAAGGTCGCGCGATGCACGCATAGAAAAGGGCGGGAGCCAGAAGCCCCCGCCCTTTCCCCGCAACCCCCGTAGCGGAACCAGCAACACTAGCATAGCAGATTACAGATCCATGCTCTCCAAAACGCTCAAATACGTGCTCTGAGCCATTGCGAATGCATGCTCGACGCTGAATCCAGCTTCTAGGAATGCTCCTAGCACGCCATGCATGTGTACCGCGATGAACATGAGATTATCCTGCAGCTCTTCCAGTCGCACGCGCAGGTACACGTTCTGCAGCTCTTCCGTGGCTTCATCCTCATTCATACATCGACCTCCCCGACTCGAACGATGCAATCAAATATACCAGACCTGCAGCGGCAATCACGAATACCACGTCTTCATTCCACCTATTCAGGAAGTAGACCGCTGGAGCTAGCCATACGCTGATGCAGTAGTCGCATGAAATGAGCTTGCCGATGAACGTAGGCTTCCGCCATTCCTGCCCCGCGCTCCTACCAATGAATCCGTCACGCTTCCACCAACTATGCGCCTTGTCTCTAGTTTGCCAGATGTAGTTCTGGTCATCGCCGGGGAATCGCAGTAGAATCCACTCCCTGATGGAATAGGTGATTGTATCCTGCGTAACTAGGCGAGTTAGGCGGAATGTGGCCAGTGATACGAGTAGTAGCTGAATGATGTTGTGCATTCTCTCATTGTATACTATTGTAAGTGGCTGATTTCACTCCAAGTTATATGTGCTATGGCTGCCATGAGCTAGTCAACACAAAGCGCACGTATACATACATTCGCTGGGCGCAGCAAAATGGCCTATTCGAGACAGATGGATGCTGCCCGAACGTCAATAACTGTGGATGCGAAGACGATGACACTGGATTCGTAGATCCGATCACCGATGAAGTGTGCTGGTACGATCCAGCAATCCCCGCAAGCTCGGAGTTTCTGGGAATTTGGATCATTGGGCTGACTGGGTTATGGGATTCCCCATTCAGCGAGACTGCTACAGAGACAGTCGGGCGTGGAGTCACGCTTGGCCGCGCTCGTTGGGGAGCCAAGGAGGCCCACTTTGAGGCCATGGTATTCGCTACGTCATGTCGCGGCATGGATTACGGCTTGGAGTACCTTCGCAGGACTCTGGAGACTCCCAGTAACGGCTGCCAAGATCCCTCGCAGTGCCAGACCGGAGGCTGCGGCACTAGAACGATGCGTATTCGTGCGTTCTGCCCTGATCCCGGCGATCCAGATGATGGCATTCGCGAATTCCTCAACGTTGGCACAATCGACGGACTGAAGGTAACTGACCAAGATCGTCGCGATAAGTGCTGCTGCACCATGCGCAAGGTGACATTTACCCTAGCCTCAGAGCGTCCAGAGAGCTATAGCGATCAAGGCGTGTGTATTGACGAGGATGCAGACGATTCATTCGTGCAGTGCTGGGATTGGAATGCGCCCTGCGATGGCAATTCAATCATCTGCGATACCTGCGTATCATGCACTGGAATAGCTCTCTGCGGGCAGGTTGACTGCGATGCTTGTGAGCAATGCCCTGATTGTCACTATGAGGCAACCGTGTATGTGGCCCCGCCACAGCCTGCGCAGGTCATCAAGGATTGCTTCTCTTACCCCTTGGAATGGGCCGTGCAGTGCTGCTGCCCAGAAGGCCAGCCAACCGTTCGAGATACCACGTATCGAATCGAAATCTTCGCTGGGCACACATACGATAGCGCCACGCCTTCGATCCTACCAAGGGGACTGCGCGACCTGCGGCTGCTGATCTACGATAATCCGCTCAACCTTCCATGTCGCGATCTATCGCAGGAAGACTACGACATGTGGAAAGAGCGTACTCCCTGCGGAGAGCTGCATATCAAGGCGCTTCCACCGGATACCACTCTGATTATCGACGGGCGCACGCGCACTATCAACGCAATCTGCAAGAACGTCTGCGTTGCCGCTGAAAGCCTTGTCTACAACGCATGCGGGGGAAGCGTCTTCCCGCTGGTATCTTCCTGCAGCCCAAAGATGATCTGCCTTGACTGGGCGCTGCATACTACTCCATTCCCGGATATCCTCACCGGCACGGTAAGCGGAGTTCCGGCGCACGTGAAGATAGACCTCTACAACGTACACCGATGAACGGCACCCTTGGATGCGCAGATGGTTACTTGGTGCAGTTCACCACCAAGGACGGAAAGCTGATCGGGGAAACCGATCTGGCTAGTAGCGTGAGCTGGAATCGCAAGCTTGACGACTACTCTAGCGCGAGTGTTTCATTCGATCTTGGTGCTGCGGTTGATTCGACCTCATGTTGCAAGCTGCTGGATCAGCTAGACGTGCGCAGGGATTACATGTCCCTGTATCGCTTGACTGGTAGCGACGTATCAATGGTCTGGACTGGGCCAATTCAGAGGATTGAAAGCAAGCGCGATAGCGCGACTATCAGCGCAGTAGATAGGCTCTTCCTCTACCAGACGAGGATTCTCAGGCAGAATCACGACTTCACCGCTACTGACCTAGCTACGATCTGGAATGCGTACCTGACAGATGCAAATAGCATCGACCCGATTATCACCGACTTGTGCCCACCTACTGGGATATTCCTAGATACACAGCAGGACTACTTGCAGGCTGGAATGGCAACCGATGCCATGAAGACCATCCTTGATGCTGGACTAGACGTTACCATCCATCGGGGAGCCATCGTCTACGGAGGCAAGGAGCTTCGCTTGCAGCGGCAGGCGCTGCGCGATGACCACTTCGTTGGCGATATCACGGTAGTTCAAGATGCTTCTCGCATCGCATCGCAGGTGTATATGAAGGGATTCTCTGACGATTTCGCGTCATATCCCGGCACTCCTGCAGCTCCATCAACTGGATACTATGGACTTGTGGAGCGGATATTCACCGACAACAATATCGTTGGAGTAGCAAGCCTTTCAGAAGCTGCAATCTCGCACTACAACCAGCTTGCTAATCAGAAGCCATTCTTCCTAGATATGTCTGGATCAGCAGCGCTGCACCAATCAGCTCCAGTAGATATCAATGATCTGGTCGCGGGAACCGTATTCAATGTCTCGATTCAGGATATCTGCCCGCCGATGGAGCAGCCTCTTCGCATGTACGAAATGAATGTAGAAATGTCTGCCGACGAGAATGTGTCTATTTCCCTACAGCCTATTGGAGAGGTTGCAGATGTCTGACCGCAGGGCAATCAACATGGAGACAATCGGCGACCGCATGCTTGAGCTAGAGCGAGAGGTTCGCACACTGAAGGGGCTGGTGAACGCATCTTGGAAGACGAGCGGATACGTTCTCTATAACTCGGGGACTGGTCTATACGTCAGGAATACGAATACTAACGTAGATACGTTGATTGCTCCGTAGTGTTACGGATCGGTAATGAAACGCAACTTATGCCGTCAATTCAACGCATTGATACCGTTCGGTAATAGCAGGTATAATATAGTCATGCTCTGGAACAAAGAAAAAACAGAAGACGTAGACTTTCTTGACGAGATTGAGATTGAGCGCGCAGCTCGCATTCGCGTTCGCGTAACAAGTCAGTTTCATCAATACAAGCGTGGCGATGATCTGATCGTTGAAGACTCGCCATTCACGCAGGCGCTGATCGACAATGGAACCTTCATTGAGGTCGTAGAGTAGTGGGATGCGCAGCCTGCGGGCAAAGACGGATAGGGTTCTCTGCGTCTACGGCGCACGTTCTCGGCGCAGACTCGCCAGCGCAGCCAATCTACGCGCTAATCAAGCAAGCTGGACTCCTACCAAATGTTCGCGTCGGTGAATACCGATGGGTAACTGGAATGGGAGTGGCCAAGGCTATTGACGACGAGCTGATCCAAGAGTCAGGCGTTCGACCAAAGCCTACTCACCTTGCCCCGTCTGAGGTCTGGTGCGTGAATACTTCTGGAACTGAGCGATGCTTCCGCACTATTGAGCAGGCGCGCAAGTATGCGCAGAAGAATAACTCCCCAATCGAACACAGATTGCTTGGTGCCTAGATGGCTCGCGCGTGCGTAGAAGATACTTGCAGCATCAATGCTGGAAATGGAATAGGAAACCCGAACGCACTAGCGCTCAATGCCATCCTAGATCCTGCTGGCGGGATTACGTGCAATGGTATCATCCAGCCGGGAACGCCCGGAGTCGGCCTTGGCGTCAACATTCCACTTGGATCTGGTGGATGCCACAATATCTTGAAGAAGGATGTGGGAACTGGAGCGCTCAGTGTAGAACAGCCCGGAGTTGGACTAGCAACAATTCCAGACGAATCAACTATTCTAGGATTTTCTGCTGGCGCACTTCCGTTCTTGAAGGTAAATAATCTCTCTCCAGTTGTCGCCAATCCATTCATTGGATGCGACATGCTAGCTATTTGCTATGTAACACTACAGCTAAACTACACTGTGGCTGGAGCCGGTGCGGCATATTTTCTTCGGCCTATATCTGCGATATCAGCATCTGGAGTTGGCGTTTCAAGCGCTGGATTCGCCAATCCATTTGGACTTCCTGCATCAACTTCCGTAATCCAGAGGCATGATGATTATGGGACGACTGCAGGTGCTGGTGCGAATGCTGATATTCAGCAGCAATATGAATTGGTTCTCCCGGCAATCGTATCAGCAGGTGGATCTGTCACTTTTGACATCTACCATAATCAGTTCCAAATTGGGAACACTGCTTCACTAAATATCAGGCACTTCCCAGCAGCAAATCCATTTGTTGAAACTGCAGGAAGCATTGTATTGCACAAGCTCGGAGTAGTGAACTAATATGGCATGCAACTGCCCCGGATCAGGCTGCCAATGCGCAGAGGCTTCGACCGCAAGTATCTCGGTATCTGGTACTGGTAGCGGCGGGAATCCATATAAGCACAATGCGGTAATCTCAGCAACTGCCTGCAATCAAATCTCCATCGTCGCAGATGGTCTTCTCGTTCCCGGACTGACGCCTACCACGCTTGGAGTGACTAGCGGAAACCTGCTGGTGCAGCACGCAGGATGCGGCGTAGACACGCTGGTAGACCCTCCTGCCAATCGCGTGCTCAGGGGAAATCCTGCTGGCACGGTAGACGCTGCATGGCGACCGTTCATTTCAACTGATGCTGGGAATGATGCTGCGGCTGGTACTGATGGCGGGGTATTCGTAGATGTTGAGACTGCAGTAGTAGCTTCTGGATCTGGATTCTCTGTAGGAATGGGAATCGACTTCTACGGAAAGCTTGCGCAGGTTCCTGCTGGATTCCTTGGCTGCGACGGAACGGCGATCACCGTTGCATCTGGATACATTGCGCTACGCAACTTCCTGATTACCGCTGGATCACCATATGGAACTTCTGGAGCCGATCCAAGGCTTCCGAATCACGCAGATAGATCCTCAATGGGAGTTGGATCTAATGCGCTCGGCGCTCTTCTTGGAGCGGCTACCGTTACCCTCACTGATAACGAGTCTGGGCTGAAAAGTCACTTCCATACGGCATCGCAGGCAAATCACGATCATGCGTACACAGCTCCCGGCGCTAACACTGGCAATGATAGTGGAACTGGATGGACGATCCAGCCAGTTGCTGCAAGTGGAACGACTGAAGTGGCATCTGAGCATACTCATACGCACCCACAAAGTGGCACTGCTGGAATATCTGGCGGGGCTTCTGATAGCTCTGTTACGGTAGATGCAGTTGCTGGAGCTTCCGCAGTATCAGCGCATAACAACATTCACCCAGTTATCGTCGTCAACAAGATCATCAAGTACTAGGAGCATTGATGCGTGAACTTACCATTCCAGTAGTACTCAGAAATGGCGATGATCTAGTACTTGCGCAGGAGCACTGGCTTGAGTACGCAGACGATTCAATCACGACAGAGTTTGGTCAGTCACATGCTCTCTCAGTTGGAGAATCAAGCTCTACTGACGGGCATACATGGGTTCTCATTGCAGGTCCACCAACTGACATGTTCGAGACTACTGATCTAACTGAAGACGACTACGCGGAATGGAAGACTGAGCGCGAGGCGACTAGAGCTGCTGAACTTGAAGCTGCGAATGCAGATCGAGAAGTAGAAGCAATTGCACTTGCGCAATCGCAATCAGAAGCTGCGGAGCGCGCTCGCGTTGTACTCGCAGATTTGAACCTAGACCCGGACGACCTTCGGGCACTACTCATGGGAGCATTCTAATGGCGCTTAGGCAGAAGGCATTGCTGGTAGCAAAGTCTCTAGTTGGAGTCATGGAGCACGGCGGTAATAATCGCGGTGAAACAGTAACCAAGATTATTCGCGCAAACGGCGGTACTGGGCCAGAGCCATGGTGCGGCGATTTTGTAGCTTTTTGTTACGAAAAAGCTGGCAGTAAGTGTGTGCAGCGCGGCTGGGCATCCACTCTGCAGCTTGGATATCTGCGCGGCATGGGAGTCATCAAGTACCCACGCGCCGGAGACATTGTAGTATTCGATTTCCCCGGAGGCCAGTCTTCCGATCACACTGGGCTAGTCGTAACCTACTGCAACGCAAGCGGTCACGCTGTCGTGAGGCGCAAGGCTACGCATATCAAGACGATTGAGGGAAACACTGGAGCATCTGGAGCTGTATCAGACTCGACTACTGGCGGCGACGGAGTGTATGAGAAGGTTCGCTCCCTGTCGCTAGTAGCTCGTTACGTGCGCGTGTATCGGTAATGGATACATCAATGCTTGAGCAGATTGCATCATTGAGCGTAGCATCCTTGAGCACTGTAACGCTCATTGGAATACTTACCCGTCCATTCAAGAAGCGTATTGAAGCGAAGATGCATGAATGGGATGAAATGGCAGCCATAGTTCACAATGAATTATCGCCAAATGGTGGATACAGCATCAAGGACAGGATTGAGAAGATCCATACACGACTTGAGCGAGTGGAAGCGAAGGTAGATGCATCTAAGCCTTGATTATTTGATTGACAGGTTCGAGGAAGAAGCAAATCTACACACTGAGCAAGCGCAGATGAATCGCGCTAATGGCATGGAACCAAGTGATTCCTACTGGCGAGGTAGGGCGCAAGGACTACTTGAAGCAAGGGAAATGTTGCTGAAAGTAAAGCGATACTAGATTTATGCTAGCATCCCCTCTCAGGAGGTAGTTAGATGAATGATCGCTCTTTCCTGAATGACCGCTCCAAGTTCGAGCAGTTGCTTTCCGAGCACGGTAGCGTCAGAGCAGTATCTAGGGAAACAGGTGTTCCCCGCTCCACAGTGCAGGATGCCGCGACTAGGCTACAGGCCAGCAGCTTCACTTCCTGCGAGCAGTGCGCTCCATCGCATATCACGCTTGAGAAGCAGCGCATAGAGCTTTCTCGGCTGCGCGCACTCAACAAGAAGCTCGCGCTAGTGTCTGACAGGCGGCAGGAAGCGCTTTCCTTCCTGCAAGCTACAGACTGCTCAATACTCGATCCAGAGCCGCATATCGCTTCTACTGGAAAGACCGCTCTCATATCATCTTGGAACGATCTACACTATGGTTCTAACACAGATGCAGACTCGATCAATGGATTGTATTCGTACAGCCCTGAGATTGCGCGAGAGCGAATGGCGCATATCGTTGACCACGTGACTGAGCAGATCAATACGCACGACATCGAAGACGTAGTAATCGTTCTCAATGGTGACAACGCGAATGGTATGACTGGTCTACATCCAGACGAGTCAACTGATACCGAGCGCATCGCAGTGCAGATTCGTGACGCTGCCGGACTCTTCGCGTCGAAGCTCTGGGATCTGAATGAGCGGCATCCAAATGTTTCATTCAGGGTTATCGGAACGCGCGGAAACCATACCCGCTCCACACTGAAAAGCCCTACTAGCGCTACTGACTTCGGGCTATCGTGGGAAATGCTCATGTTCGAGCTGGTCAAAGCGCATGGCCCGGATGTATTCGACTACCACCATGAAATGAGCTACCGAACCTACTTTGAGGCTGGCGGCGTCTGGTGCGTTGCAGCGCACGGGCACATGCTCTCTGGCGGTGGAGCTACGCACGTTCCAGAGGCTGGAGTGAAGAAGTTCTGCGAAGACGCAGACTGGGCGCTCAGGGAAATGAATGGAAACAAGTTGGGGCTAGCACTACTAGCTCACTTCCATCGCCTGTATCAATGTGAGTGGCGACACGTCACTGCGTTCATCGCGCCATCCCCCAAAGGGCCAGACTCATTCGGCAGGGACAAGATCCATGACTTGACTTGGCCCGGATACCTGAGTATCAGGTGCCGCAATGGTCGCATTTCGGGGACGGACATTCTACGGTTTCGATAACGCATCTATTATTGATTCCGCACCAATACTCATAGCGAAGCGACTTGTCACGCGCCCACGAACCATGTAGATATTTTCCACCGGGAACTTCTTGCGATCTTCGATATCCGCCTTGGTCGCGAACCGTCCTGTACTTGTGAGGAACGGAGCATCCAGCACAAATCTTTGTATCGTATTCATCCCTGCGCCATCGCTCTACCCATTCACCATCGACATATTCGTAGATGATTCCTAGCGATTGACCGATAGCAGACTTGGCGTGAGTCAACAGTCGGTGCGTGGAGAACTTTGGCTTGGTTGAGCGCGTGGGAATGTAGGTTGCCCATACATTCATCGTAGGCTTCATATTAGGATTGAAGTCTAGTTTCTTCATGCTACCTCAATCAGCTCCCTGATATACCATTGCGCCTTCAAGTAATCCTTCTCGGCAGGCTCTCCATCCTTCTTGCCCGCACGACTCAGGTACTTTATCGCGTTGCCTAGCAGGAACCCGCGCACTTCATCCTTAGTCATCCACGCTCGCATGACCTTGATCGCCTCATATGGATTGTCTGCCCCGCCATAATGGGATGGGCCGTCAATGTCAGTCATGTCGCAAGCAGCGGTTCGCTGCACTTCCACTCAATGATGTCTCGCTCATATTCCTCTTCGATCATTTCCACTCCTTCTGGCGGAACCAATCTAGTCAATGTCTCGGTTCCAGTAACCACCTTCTCGCAGACGCTATCGCGAGCGATGAATGCATTCATATACAATCCATCAAACTGGAATTCTAGATTCAAGTATGCTTCATCGAATCGCTTGTCTACCGACACTGGGAGCGCTCGCACAAGATCCGCCGCGTGTCTCTTGCTAGGCATATGCCAGATGATCTTGTCCCAGCTTGACTTGCCTACTGGCTCTTTGATGTCTGGATTGTCGTCTAGGAAGTCTGCGAGCATTCGCAGTCCGTTTGTGTACTCACTCATAGTAGCTCCTTATCGTTGGGGGAAGTCGTAGTTCTTCTTCTTCTTCTTTTCAGGCTTCACAAATTGCTCTAGCGCCTTCAGGTTCTCTCTCAGCACTTGCGCCTGCCTGAAAGTCTGCCAATCCTGCGAGATATCGAAGGTGTCGCGCGTGCAGGTGAGATACGTTCCATCTGCAGCCACATTCAGGATTGTAGTCTCTACGCACGAATCTCGCAAGCTATCCGTCGAAGCATTCCACGCTTCTGCATACGCAGCAGCCTGCAAAAGATACTCTGGATAGATGCCCCAAGGTGCGTACTTGGAGCGCTTGCTGGTCTTGTAGTCAACAACCTTGATGGAATTCGTAATCTTGTTTCGCAGAATCATGTCGCAGGTTCCAGCGTAGAGATACTGGTGGTGGAAAAGCCTGTGCTCTAGCGCAACAATGTCGTAAGACTTCTTCTCTTCGTCCCACCAATCCTTGAACGCATTCACGTAGCCGAGAGCTGCCTTCGGCGGCGTCTTGCTGGAATTCAAATGATCTTCGATGCTCTCATGTACTAGCGTTCCAAGGCGAGCGCCTTCCTTGCCGTCAGTTGAGAACGACTTGGCAGACGACGCGCGCATTCGCTCGATGTCATCCACAGTCATGTAGGAGGATTCTGAGTTGAATTTGGTCAGATCC